TTCATGGCACTTTTTGTGTCGAAGAACCTCACCCCTCTCAAGATCGAACGAGTGTTCGAAATCATCGTTTTCGTAGACAACCTCTGCTTTGAAGTGAGCAACTTCACCTGATCGCTTTACAAGGTCCATTAGACCCGTGTACTCGATCCAAAGCTCAGCGTTGTATCCTTTGCTTTTCTTGTCCCACATGGGAACCAACGAGGCGCGATGCAATACGCCGCCTGCAACCAAATCCAACTCGCATGCCTTAGCAAGTGCCATATAAACTGACGCTGGACTGCACTGTACGAGTCTTTCGTTCTTCACGGCCTCAAACATTGCAACACGGATAATCCGATCTACGTCAGTTCCCTGTGGAGCGATCTTGATCAAGCTGTTCTTTTTGCTTTCCAGGTACTCATTAAGTTGAGTGACCTTGTCTCTTGTTGAAAGTGCGGTAGTCATGTTGCCTCTTTGATTCGTAGTATTCTTGTTCCAGGCATCTCAGTAATGAACTTTTTAAAAAGGTCTGGATGCTTTTCTTTAAAAGCGTCTTTGTTAAATACTTTTCTTGGTCTTCCAACTTTCCAAGTTGCAACTCCTTTAATTCCAACAGAGTCACCTATTTTTGCTCTTAAAAGATTTTCGAGTTCTTTTTTCTTGTTTTCTGCTTCTTTCATTTCTTTTCGAGCTTCAATTATTTTTTCGTGAAGGTCTTTTTCCGCTACAGTTGCAACCCTAAGTTCTTCTTCTTGTATTCTTGGATTCATTGCTGCAAGAGTATGCATGCATGCCTTGGTGGCATCTACGTCTGGAGGAATTTCATCTTGAACATGCTTATCCCACCAAGACTCAGCAACATCCAGTATTGATGCTCCAAGTTCTTTATCTCTTTCGATTCGGTAAACTCTAAAATCGTCAAGACTAAAAAGAGTAGCAATATCCCAATACGGAGCGTCAAAAATCTCCATATAGACTCTCATTTGAATCTCTACATCTAGTGGTACGTCGGTTGTTCCTGACTCTCCCCAGCCTTTTCGAAAACGACGTGTTTTGGCGTCCATTCCAAACTTAATGCCATTTTGTTCAACCAACCTATCTGGCGTGCCAAAGATGCGTGGCCGAGATGGATGCCATGTTAGTCCCTCTTCCCAAAGCGTACACCCTTCCCCCAGGTGGAGCTCATAAAACTCACAAACATATTTTTCCATTACTCGACCACGCATCAAAATTGCATCGTCATAATCATCAGTGTCATACAGGCCTGTTTTTTCTGCCCATATTTTAAATACGCTTCCCTCGTAAGAACCAACTTTTTCTGAAGCGTCTGCTCCAGCTATCATAATGCAAGCAACATCTGTGCCCCCGAGACCATTCTTGCGCTCAGCAAGCCAGGCCTCTCGTTCTTGTTGGTTCATAGGTTCCTCTCTTACGGTGAGTTTACTGAGTAACAGAAAGTGTGTCAAGGAGCCACACCGTTGAATGGACAAAATGTATATTTTTCGATAGTCTACAAATCTAAGGTGTGTCTAATGATTATTGCTGATTACCGAAAAAGCCTTCCAGGTAAAAGCACGAGGGTTTCTTTCGTTCACTGGTTGAATGGGGAGTTGGTTCGTTTTGAACTAAAAATCAGCATTGGTTATTTAAGAGACCTTGAGTATGGTCGAAAAACGCCATCTTTACCGCTAGCGATCGGCATTGAGCGTGCAACTGGTGGTATTGTTTCTGTAAGAGAATGGCCGGGTCTTTCTCCCAGCTTACGTTTATAATTGGAGTGAAAAATGAGTTTAAAAGAACAAGTTGATAAAATGAGATCTGTACGCCGTCCCGGTATGTGTATTTTTACAGGGTATCAGGAACTTACAGTTATAAATACTCTATTGAGCTACATCGACGAACTTGAGTCTGGACAAGATGAAGTCGAATCTTTGCGTGTTCAAGTAGGCATTCTAGAAGCAAAAATAGATGCTGGAAAGGACGGAAAGTTTGGCACTAAAGATGACAAAGTCACCTTGTCACGAGCTAAAAAAGCTCCCGCAAAAAAGAAAGCTCCTGCTAAGAAAAAAGCACCTGCAAAAAAGAAATCTTAGGCTTCGTGGTTGTCAGAAATAGATAGCAGCAACTCCAAAGTTGCTGCTGCCTCAATCTTTTTCAGATGATCTTCAATTGTTTCAGAAACGTGGTCGTTTGTTACAGAGCTCATAACAAATTCATCATTTTCATCTGATATTTCAATTGATTCTTTTTGTTGAGTAATGCTCCATAAAACAGGCTTACTCCATTGCTCAAGAATTTCGTTTGGTAGCATTATTTATTCATCCAACAGATTCCGTCTTCCAATTCCTTTATGTGGAATGATGACTGTTTCTGACCAATTGTTGATGATGTCTCTCATCATTGTTTCAGCAGTTTCATTTGACTGTGTTGAAAACGCTTTACTTTTCATCACACACAAATCCCAAAGCAACTCAACGGTTCTACACAGTTGCTTTCTTATAGGCTCTGTCATCGACATTAATGAATACGGGCTCATCATTACCCAAGCGTAAATTTTATCTAACTGATCGTCATCAAAAACATATCCTTCATCCAAGTAATCTAAAAGGATTTCAGTTGTTCTTCCTTCTGTAAAACAAAAATCCTCGGCATCAGACCACTCGTTCGAAAAGCTTCTATGAAGTAAATAATCCACACCAAAACCTTTTACGTTTTTAAGGTGTCCGTTTTCACAAAATTCTTTGACATTGTTGGCTTCTGAATACAAATGAAAAAGCTCACTTCCAGGAAACGATCTGATGCTACTTTTAGACTTCTTTGAACAGATTAGGTCTTTGTCTTCTTCAGTTAAGTATTGATCAATGATTTTTTGAACGTCGTGATTTTCAGCTTGTGACACTTTAGTTGCCTCGGATATCTTCATTGTCTACAACTACAGACGGTTTTTCAATTTCAATTACATTGTCTTTTTTCATTTCTACCCAAACATACTTTCGATCACCATAAACTCGACGACGAACACGCTCATATCCAAGCTGGCGCATAATATCGCCAACCCGCATTTCTGATGCCTTTGTCATTTGGTATTTGTCGAGTTTTAAAGCATTTTCCATCAAGTCAGTTGTTGAACATTGAACACCGTTTATCGACACGTATCTTTCCAATATCTCTTGCCATGGGTCATACTGACGATACTCTGCAGACTTCTCGTTCAGCTCGTCTTGGGTTTGGTCCTCAAGCCACCATTTCTCCCCATTTTTGTATGCTACTACTGCTTCTGCCCAAAGTTGTTCACGGTTGTGTTGGGTCCAATCAAAATCCATTTTTCCTACAGTAAGTGGCCAGAAACGTCTTGAGCCCGTAGAGTCCGTAATAAACTCTTCCTTGTTTGTGGTCCCGCAAAACGAAACGCTTCTCTTCCAGACCACTGCATTGCGACCAAACTTTGGACGAAAGATATCCTCTTGAGCAGACAAGAATGCTTTGACGCTTGAGTTCGCAGCTTTACGAATACCATCTAGCTCTGCAACTTCGTAGATCCATGCACGATGAATCTGCATGTATGCGTCCGTAGTTCCAATGTTCATGGTGGTGTCGCCAAAATACTCAGACGACGCAAGAATTCGGAAGGTTGAACTTTTCTTGGCACCTTGTGGTCCGATTAAAATTAAGACGCAATCGGCCTTACAGCCCGGCTCCATGGCTCTTGCGATACACTGAATCATCCACTTTCTTCCCATTTCTCTGGCAAGCTTAGTGTCCTCAACGCCACATGCTCTAATGACCCATTCGTCAAGACGTGGAACGCCATCCCAAACTGTATCGTTCAACCAGTCTACCAAAGGGTTCTTTGCGTTCAATTTGGCAACGTAAGCACAGGCTTCAGCAATTGACTGTGTTGTAAACTCAACTCCGTAGTTTGACTCAATGTGGCCTTTTATTTCTGTGTAGTCCGTATCTTCGAGCATGCGATCTTTAAAATAAATTGCTTTGCTGAACTCGTTCAACCAAATCTTTTTCTTCCAACGTTTGTCTTTTTGAAGCATTACCAACAGGTTTGAGATTGTCTTAGCAACCTTTTCGGATCCATCCCTTGTGGTGTGCATTTTCAAAAACTTCAGAACACCTGAGTCTACGCCTTCAGAGCCTACTTTTGAGTGGTGATCTTCTGCCATTTTCAAAAGATCGGTCAGACGCGGTGAGCCTTCTTGACCGTCCAATACCGCGTCTAAATCAATCATCAGAACCTCCCATCAAGCTTTCAAGAGGAATCCTGTAAGTGGTTCGACCCGGTAGTTGCAATTTAATCTTGTTAGCGTATTCCTTGCCTTGAGTGTCTGGATCAGTGCCTATATAAATCTTTAGATTTTTTGGAATATTTAGTTTTGAAACTGAAGAAAAAGCGCCCGAAGAACCGGCAAGTACTGCTAATTTTAGATTTAGATCTTCAACTTCCGCAGAGCACTTCAAAAAATCAGTCAACCCTTCAACAAAAAGCAATCCGTCTAAATCAACCTGTTGACCACGTATCATTTTTACAGCATGCCTATTCGGCATGAATAGTCCTTTTGCTTCAAATCCCTTTGGCCAAAGAGTTTTTGGACCCGAAGATGGAGGCTGAACCGCTCTCGCATGAAGACTGACAAACTTTCCTGACTCATCAAATGCAGGAACAATGACTCTCCATATTTGGCTTCTGCCCGCAGGCCACCAAGATGGCCATCGATGTGCAGACTTTTCTGGAGTTATTCTTACTACACCAGATTTAGATAAAGCATTCAAATTTAAGTTTCGACTGTTCAAAAACTTTATTGATTGGTCTTCAGTTGGTACTTGATTTAGTTTGAGTGAAGACTTCCACAGCGAATGAACTTCAGCTATTGGTGGTCTTGATCCTCTAAGTTTGGGTGGTTTCTCAAAAACCTTTGCACCATCACTTATTTCTCCCTCAAACCAAACTCTGACCTTGTCTTTGTTGGCGTTGGTGAGTTGACTAAACTTAGAGCCTCCAAGACAAAATGAAACTAAGTCGATTCCCGACCCTTTGACTTTGCATCTGTGACAAGCCCATCCGACATTGTCACTGTTGATTCCTAATGCTCCACGCTTGTCTGTTGATCCACGTTCAACTGAATTACAGTTTGGGCATGGACCCCAAGAGTTTCCTCTAAATGATTTAAGACCAAGTCTTTGCGCTACTTCTGAAACTGCTATTTTTTCTGCTTGCTGCAACCACACGGTGAGCTCTCCATCTACATAGATGTTGGGGGAAGGGGTTTGAGTATGACACAGTAGTAGTCAAACTTACTCACGTTCAATTTTGTATTTCAACCTTCCTTCAGCAGTAATGAACAACTGCATAGAAATCCCTTCAGTCTTCCGTGTTTTTTGAGCGTATTTCACCAGTGTATTTACTGAAACAGGCTCTCTGTCGCCCTTAAGGGCATGCCATAAGTGGGTATGTGAAACTCCCAGCACTCGTCCTACCTCACGATAGGAGCCTCCAATCTCATTAAATAAGGCTTGCAGCGCAGGGCATGTGTCTATTATGAACTTTTCTTGGTGCTCCACTGACATGTGTTGTCTCCTTTTTGGTGTAGACAGGATAGTTAACGACGATGAGCGTGTCAAAAAAAGTATCTACATTTAGAGAGTGCGACATCTTAATGAATGATATAAAGTCTGATACAATGGTTCTATCTATTTTTAGGAGTAGGCATGACTCTCAAGGTATCAGGTTATTCAAGCACATATGCTGCTTACAAAGTTGTCAACGATTCTGACTCTGATGAAAACGCAGAACTCGATGTCACAGGATCGGCAGGTAAAATTTATCAGATTTACATTAAGAATGATGCCCAAAGTAATTCGTCATATGTGAAGTTTAAACTGACTTCTGGAGCTACAACAGTTGGTACAACTGAGCCAGACCTGATGCTTGTTGCTGGACCCAACACTCCGCAAACTTACGTTTTTCCAACTGGCTTGTCGTTTACTCAACTTACTTTTTGGACAACATTAAATCCAGCAACGTCTGATACTACTGCACCACCGTCTACAGACATAACAATTCTCTGCACTTGAGGTAAAAATGGCCGTAACATCATCAATAGCTGCTAATCCTCTAATAACGACAAGCGTTTTAGATGCTGCTTCAAACGCCACAATAGAAACTGCTGCTACTGCTTCACAAAAGCTGTACTACGTTGAGGTAACAAACCCAAACTCAGAAGCCGTATTTACTAAAATATTCAATGCAGCAAGTAACTCTACAAGTACAACTCAACATTACATGCAACTCTATTGTCCTGGGAACACAACTTGCTATATGTACGTTCCACGGTCGATAACTATTGCAAATGGAATACAGTTCTATACGACGATTAGTCGTGGTACAGGCGCTGCTCAAACTTCTCCGACTTCGTCTGTTATCGTAAGAATTGGAACTACTGCAGCATAATTGGTTTTAAGCTGAGTAAAGACCTCAGTATGTATGAAAAAATTCTTGAGCTCTTATAGGGATATCTTGGTCTACCACGACTACGGACCCTTGCTGCTGTTTTGGAACATTGCCGACCTCGCCAACAATCGTGTGCTTTGGATGAGCTACGGAGAGGCCCTGGACAACGGAATGGAGTGGGCCTACTTCCAGTACTGTCTGTACTTTGTTGTGGCCCTGGGCATGCTGTTCAGCTTACCCAACGTTCGGTCTTGTTCCCGATTTGTCGGCGTCTACTTGCTGCTGTACATCTTCTCTACGACCCGGTTTATCGTAAAGGTTTTTGACGATCCAGACTTCGCCGCTGGAGAAGTTGGGCGCAGCCTTGTGGTTACGGGCGTTTACTTTACCTTGTGGGTTTGGATATACGTTAAAATGCGTGTGGAAGTAATGCACAAGGATCTCCGTGGATAAGCCGACCACTACTGC